CTCCAGCTCCACCACCACCTACTACCATATAATCTGTATTTATTTGTCTTGCAGGCCATGTGCCATTTTCTAGTGCATCAAATTGATCACTTAAATTCCAAACTCCTGATGCTTTATTTAATTCTTTTACTATAACTACACCTGGTCCACCATTACCACCGTCTCCTCTATCAGGAGATGGATCAGCACCAAAACCTCCACCACCGCCACCACCAGAGTTTGTTACTGCTGGATTAGTTTTAGATGGTTGACTTCCACCTGCACCTCCTCCAGTTCCACCTGCACCAGCTGTACCGGGTAAATTATTTACGTAAAGACTTCCACCACCACCAGAACCTACGACAGTCACAGTTGGACTTGCCATATCTGTGTCTAAAGTTAAACCTGCTCCACCTGCTCCACCTGTATTTGGGGACGAAGCATTTGAACCAGCTGCACTAGCTCCACCGCCACCTCCACCACCTTGTGGATATAAACCATTACCACCTGGGTTTCCTTGGCCACAAGTTCCAGCAGCTCCTGTTGAACATAAATAACCCGTGCTTCCACCACCTGATCCTCCTGAATTTCCTCCTCTTGTTGGACTGTCATGTCCTCCACCACCGCCACCACCAGTAGTAGAGTGAGTTGTACAACCCACAACTAAACTTGAAGTTGATCCATCTGTTCCTGTTCCTGAACTTGACTTTGGTTGACCAGCTCCACCAGCACCAATTACGACTGCTCCTAAAGCAGTGCTACCATTTACTGATAATTCTAAACATCTAACTCCACCACCTCCGCCACCACCAGCAACTGCACTACCTGAACCACCGCCACCACCACCTGCTGCGACAACAGTTTTAATTAATCTTGTTCCTGATTGTGTAGTGACCGCACTAGGTGTATTTGATGTTCTTGTTGTAACTTTATTCTTTCCAAAAGACGTTGTGTTAGTAGGTCCAATTATTCCGCCATTGCCAGCCATAATTTAAACCTCCTACGCGTCGTCTAATACTTCATACGATATGAATAAGTCCAGATCAGATGCAGCACTAGCTCCACCTTTAAGTACGTCCGTTTCTCTTAAATAGATTGGTGTATCCACTAATACTAACGTTGCGTCAGCAGGGACAGAAACTGTTTTTGCTAAATAAACATCAGATGCTCCAGATGCAACAGTACCTCCAGAAGAAGTAGTTGCTCCTGCATCTATATAAACTGTAACATCAGCAGCAGATGCTCCATCAACGTTGGCAACCGTCATTCTATTAATTTTAATTAATTTGTCTGCGGCAACTGTAAACAAAGTTGTAGTTGTAGTTGCTGTTAAATTCCATCCTACGGATTCACCGTAGATACTTGATACTGCTACTATATTCGGGTTTGCCATAATTTAATTCCTTTTTGTTTCTTATCCGAAAATCATTGCCATTGCAATAGCTTTTCCAGTTGTTATACCAAAAGTTGAGGTTGCTGTCCACTGTGTAGTTCCAGCGCCATCGGTTGTAGTTAAAGCATAATCTGCTCCTCCAGCCACGGCTGCTGGTAATGTAATAGTGTAAGAACCACTAACTGTTGAAGGTGCATCTAAACCAACATATGCTGATGTATCTGCGTCCCCTAATTTTAATGCATTATTGTTGGCTAAAGTTATTTCTGAAGAAGTAGCCATCATATCTACAAGATCAGGGTTTGTTCCATCATTAGCTGTTGCATAAATAATTTTAGTTCCTTTATCTGCAGCAGCCCATGTTACAGTATCTCCAGAACCTGAAACATATTTAAATTGAAGTGTATAAGCACCCGAAGTTGAATTTTTAATAATATAAAAAGTTTGTACATCAAGAGGTATTGTTACAACTCTAGCTCCAGAAATTGAACCTGTAAATTCTATAACTCTATGTGAAAGAGTTGCTCCTGTTGATCCATCTGAAACTGTAAGAGCTGTTGGTGTTCCAGAATCTGTAACCGCTTGTGTAGTGTATCCACCAGCAAATTGTTCTATAATTTCTAAGTTTGTATTTGTTTTTGTTCCCCATGTACCGGCATTTTCGCCAGTAGCCATTTTTTCTACGCCGAGAGGTGTATAAGTTGATGATGACATCTTTAATTATCTCCTAGTTAATTGGTTTATATTGTTTATTTAGTTTTAAGTCAAACATAATTATGAAGCTACTTTATCGGTGTATGAGGCGCTAGTTCTAGGTGTCTTATTGCTATATGAAGCGCTAGTTCTAGGTGTTTTATTACTATATGAAGCACTCGTACGAGGATATAATTCTTGATAATATCTTAATATTAATTCATCTGCTACAGAAGTAGTAGCTGTTTGACCTAGTCCCACTAGACTAGCCACAGTCGCTTGAACAGTGGTTACACTATTAACACTTGATGTAGCCGATTGACCAGCTAATACAACTGGAGTTAATGGTGTGACTGTTAATGAACCTAAAGAACTTGTAGCTACAATTCCACTTAATTGGAAAGTTGGGTTAGATGTAATTGTTACTGATCCAGTAGTTGAAGTTGCACTTACACCTGTAATACCTATTACATCAGCAGGTGATAATGCTCCTACAGCTGATGTAGCTGTTAGGCCAGTTAAACCCATTGATTGATCTGCAGGATCTAAAGTTCCAACAGCTGATGTTGCACTTAGCGCTGAAAGTGTGGTTGTGTTATTAGAACTAACTGATAATGAACCAAGAGAACTTGTTGCACTTAACCCAGTTAATCCCATTACTTGATCTGCAGGATCTAATACTCCTACAGATGATGTTGCACTTAAACCTGGTAATGTAAATTGAGCTGCTTCAACAGAGCCCCAACCATTAATTCCCCAGGATAATGTACCCCAACCAGGTTTAATATAAACATTTTCAGTTGGAAGATTTAAAGATGATGTTGCGCTTAATCCACTTAGTCCAACTACATCTGCTGGACTTAAAGCTCCGACAGAACTTGTTGCTGATTGTCCTGTTAATCCCATTACTTGATCAGCAGGATCTAAAGTTCCGACAGAACTTGTAGCTGTTAAACCTGTTAATCCCATTACTTGGTCAGCAGGAACTAAAGCTCCAACTGAAGATGTAGCAGAAAGTGCAGGAAGAACGGCATAAGGTGAATCACCCCACATACCAGATCCATAAGCCTCACGACCCCATCCTTGTCCAAGAAGATCAGAATCATTCCAACCAGCTTGTCCCCACGTATAACGTCCGTATCCTTCTGAGACACCTGTATACGAAAGGTCTCCTAAAGTTGAAGTAGAAGAAAGACCCGTTACTGTGAATGTAACGTCAGCCATTTTTTACTCCTATGCTATCTGAACGATTGCGTTTGTAGCTGTTTGTGCTGGGAATTCTATTGTGAAAGTTCCACTTGTTACAGTTTTGTCTGAACCAAAATTAATTGCACAGACCGCTCTGTTAGTTGTGAATCCTGTAACAGCTGTAGTATTATAAATTAAACATCCTCTTGCTGTAAAAGAAGCTGATGTCCAACTTGTATCATTAAATTTAACACATGCTGTGTCTCCAGATAAAACTGGATCAGCACTTGCTGTTAAAGTATTTCCTCCAGCTGTGTAACCAGATGAAGTAGTTGTTACTTCGTATGTACTTGTTGGATCTGCTGACGCACTTGTTGGTGCTGCATAAGCAGTTGTTGATTTACTTAAAGTTGCTGAGTTGCTTGAATATAATGCAAGTTTAAAAGTGTTACCTGTTGGTGCTCCACTTGAATCATTAAAATTGTGTCCGCCTTGTAGAATTTCTACTTTAAAACTGTTAGCTATTGCCGATGTTATTGCCATAATTTATCTCCTAATTACTGAGGCGGCGACTGAATCGGTATACGGATAGTACCATCTGTATAATCGTCTCGTCTTCGTCTCCCAATTTGCATTGCTGCAAACTTTTGTAGTTCTTGTTTATACTTTTGTTCGTATAATGTCAACATGTCTGCTGGCCCTTTTAAATAAGAATATGCCTCTGACAAACAACAGTATAAAAGGCCTTGAGGGAAATATTTACTAACATATGTCCCTGAAGTATCGCTCTCTAAGCTTGGTGGAATCTTGTTCCAATGAATAATATATTTGTAATTAGCGTCTGGTGTAGGGGCTAAATAAATAGCTCCAGAAGTAGTGGATCCTGTTCCAGTTGCTCCTCCAAACATAGAGTAATATTTAGGCAATCCAGTAGTATCTTGACCACTTTGACTACCTTCGTCACCTGTTAACTCTCCTACATATTCTTGTATAAAAGTCTGATCTCGTCTTTCCAAGTAAACTCCTTGTCCAGTACTAGCAGTAGTCGAATCAAATACTTGAACAGCTCTTACAAATAAACATCCTGCAGGAACATTTATACTATTATAATCTGTTGCTAATTGAGCTTCTGATTGAACTCTGTCTGAATCCATAGGAAGATCATAAGCAATTCTATATTCTGCATTTTCTATAAATCTATTTAATACAGCAGCAGTAAAAACGTTACTGTCTACTTCAGTGTAGTTTCTAATATCTGTTTGTAAATTTGATAAAGTATATCCAGCCATAATTAACCTCTATCATTAACGGGTCCAATTGTACAATTAAAACCGCCTCCTGTTGCTGTGCTACTTGCTGCTGAAACTAATGGCACTGTTAATGAGTTATAATGTGTTTCTGTTTGTGATGCTTTAGGACCAACTATAACAGTTGTTCCAATAGCTGTTGCAAGGTATGAGCCATAAACTTTAGCACCACTAGAATGAGTTCCTGCACTTGTACTAGTAGGAGTAACTCCTCTGTATGGAGCTGAAGATCCACGAGTACATCCTGTTAATGTATGAGTGCTTCTTCCAGTATATTTAATAGTTTCATTTTCATAAGCTCCTGTTTCACTATTTACTTTTTCAATAACAATATATCCTGCTGTTGGAAAAGCTGATCCATCAGTTAAAACAATAGATGTAGCTGAATCAGTCAAATCTCCATTTAATGTTGTAGATAATTCTAAAGTTGTAATTGCAACTCCGCCAACTGGTTGTTTGACATCACTAAATCTTACGTACGTAGTTCCTTGATTAAAAGCATTATTTGGAAAAGAAATACTTAAAGTAGTATTGGAAGCCGTTGTAAATGGATTTTCAGGTAAAATATTTTGAACTGGAAATTCCACTCTAGCTGGTTTTGCATGTTGCAAAGCTTGTGGATCAGCGCCCACGGGCCTTGGATCTATTTGTGGTTGTTTAGGTTCATATTCAGATGTATGAACCCACAGACCATTCCATTCTTGTACCATTTCTCTATATGGAAATGCCGCACCAGAACGGTCAGAAATCATTAATGCATTAGTACCTTTTGCAAATCTTGCCATTATATATTTGGATAATAAGTCTTAGGCGTTATATACGCACTAGCTGATGATCCATCCTCCTGTAATGCTCTAGCTAATTCATCCTCATATAATAATTTCATTTCTTGAACTCTTTGAGGTGCATATTTTTGAGCTAGATAATAAGTTAAACCTGAAATCATTGCAGGTATAAATCTGTATGGAGCATCTGATGCATTAGTATAAGCTCCTGCATCTTGAATTCTTTTTACATAATAAATATTTATATAATTACTTGCTTGAGTAGAACCAGGAGTTGGGTAAATTGTAACTGTAGTTTTATCTATAAATCTTTGAACCCAAAATTGACTTGGAGTTCCTTTAACTAATTTATTTGAAAAAGCAGCGTAAGTATCTCTACTAACTTTTGTTAAAGGTAAATCAGTTTGATCAGTTGTATTATAATCCGTTCGGTAAGAAGCCGACATAATATCACTTATACCATATACTCCATTCACAGGAGCAGTTGTGTGACTTGTTCCATCTGAACTGTTTCTAAAAAATGTGTAGGTTTGAGAACCCTCAGTTAAATCAATATTTGTATCGCCAACTTCCCAAAAATGAAGTCCTCTATTTCCCCATTCTTGAAAAAGAATATTTAAAGATCTTCTAGCACTTCTAATTTGATGACCGGCAGTACCAACCAGGCCAAGTCTTTCATAAGCCTCGGCAATGATATCGTCAATTGCCAGATTCTGATCAAATCCGTAAGCACCCGATGTTGTGTTCGCCATCTAAACTCCTATCCATTATACAGGACGTTCATCTGATCTATGTTATCCAAAGTATAAGTTACAACTAAACCACTTTCACATAATACTCCTGGTGCAGGTATATTAAAATGAGTTTCATTATCTGCTGTCCCATTTGTTCTATACTGCATAAATGGAGTATCACTTGAAGTTAGACCACTTGAACTATTGTGGAATTTTACATCTCCAGCTGTTCCACCGCTGCAACAAGTAAATCCTTTAAGTGCCGTTCTTCCACCAAACATTCCCATTCCTCTAGAATTATTAAAACCTAAAGAAACATTTCCTGCTGGTTGTGCACTCATTTCAGCTGCAGTAACAGTTAAGAAATAGTTAGTTCCTGCTGTAGTTGCTGCAGAAGCTGGTAATGTAATTACTTCAGTTTGAGAATTACCATTTAAATCTGTACCTGTTAAAGTTACAGTTTTTCCACCATCAGAACTACCTGCTGTAGTTGCAGTTATAACTGCTCCTCCACCATTGTGAGTAGAAGCAAAAGCAGTGTTAGCCATCGTAAAAGAAGTATTCGGTCTAGCCGCAGTTGCAAAGTATGTAGTACTTGCCGCTGTTTCATCCATTATAGTTTTAACTTTTACATAAGTTGATTGCATAATTTTCTCCTTAATAGTGAGCTCCCGAAGGAGCTCACATTATTTTAGTTAGCTATTAACTCCAAGCCGCTGCGCCTGTATCAAACGTAGGTCCTGTTGCTAAATCGTGAGCAAAATTCCAAATGCCTTTTTCAAAACAAGTGAAATACAAATAACAACCATGAGTGATGCTATTTGTAGCTGCATTAGCAGGTGTATACGTCAATATAGTTTCATCTGCTATAGATGTATCTATAGTTGAAGCAGCACCAGCAGTTCTGCTCTCTACTTTTGAACCAGTTCTGTAAACATCATTACCCGCACAAGTAAACTTAAGTGTGTTTACTCCACCAGCTGTTTCATCTGATTGATAATGAACTACTACAGTTCCAACTGTTGCTGCCGGTAACGTTACCGCTTGTGCAGCAGCTCCTGTAAAGTTGTTAACCGTGATTACATTAGCTGCGTAAGTTAATGTTGCGTTAGTTGCTACTATTGTTGCAGTTAAGCTAGTTAAATCAGGTTTAGTTCCTAAAAATCTTGAAGTTATAACTCCTGTACTAGCTGCTTTATTGATCTGTTGAAATCCTTTTTCGGATCTAACTGGACCATTAAACGTTGTGTTTGCCATAATATTCCTCCTAGAATATCTTAAATGTAGTCCCCAGGGGCATGTCGACTATACGCGTCTACATTTAATAATTAATGTTAATTGTATAGTGATTTTTTTATATAGTAGTTTTAAGTAGAGTGCAAGCGATTGCGTAGTGAATGTACGTATTTCAACGATGTGACTTTTATTTAAGTAGCCACAGAAACTTGAGCGGCAGCTCTATCAATTGCATTTTCTCTATCTGCAATTTTAGCTTCCTCGAGTTTGATGTCAGTAATGATTTCTCTAATTTTGTCATCAATCCTGACCATATCCAGAGTATATCTACCTTCTTGCTCATACTCCAGTTGCCACCTCAACTCCAAGGACCTTTTGTGTTTGTACAGGTCTTGTACCATCAACAACCTCCTCATAGGTTATTCTGTTTATCTTGGGATCATTCATTTCTCCAAGATACTCCCATTTTATACTCTTATCTCCCAGTTTGTCAACTATTGAATTTTCAATAGATTCAACACTGTCTTTAGCCAGAACTTCAAATTCTGTGCCATATTGATATGCATGTATTTTTACTAGGAATTTCCTCATATTCTCACCGTATTTGTAAAATGTGGCGGAAGTGTGTTCCGCCACATAATTAGTTTAGATTACGCACCTTCAACGCC